AACAGGAGTAGGTGATGTAGTAGAGGCATTCACTAAAGCTACAGGGATTAAGTCAGTAGTAGAGAAGTTCTTTGGAGAAGATTGTGGATGTGGAGATAGGAAAGACCAACTTAACGAGATGCTTCCTTTTGGAGTGACTGCAGTTAACTGCTTGGAAGAAGATGATTACAACTATTTAAAGTCATTCTTTGCTAGACCTAGAACTAGAGTTGACGCTTCACAGCAAAACAGATTAGTATACATATACAATCACGTTTACGCTGCTAACATGTTACCTCCTGCTGGATGTGCAACATGCTCACAAAAAGGCTTTATAAAAGCTATTAACAAATTGCATAAGTATTTTGATGCAGCACAAACATTAATAACAACTACAGATGAAGAAGAATAGAAAACCTAATTTAAGACCTGTTGGACAGAGAGCTAGACTCTCTGTTTCAGAGCAGAAGATTATAAATGACTTAAGACTTGACACTAGTAACAGAGTCTTAGTTATTGGAGATGTTCATGCTCCATTTGAAAGAAAAGATTACTTACAGTTTTGTAAAGATACTTATAGTAAATACAGATGTAACAAGGTTGTTTTTATTGGTGATATTATTGATAATCATTTCTCTTCTTATCATGAGACAGATGCTGATGGTAAAGGTGGTGGTGATGAGCTTGATTTATGTATCAAGAGAGTTGGTGACTGGTACAAAGCATTTCCAGATGCTTATGTAACAATAGGTAACCATGATGCTATCATTATGAGAAAAGCACAGTCAAGTGCTATTCCTTCAAAGTGGATTAAGCATTATAACGAAGTGTTAGGTACTCCTAAGTGGAAGTGGGTAACTGATGTAATCATTGATGACGTTAGATATGTACACGGACACAAATCATCTAAAGCTCGTACAGCAGCTAAGAGAGATATGCAGAGTACAGTAACAGGACACTTTCATACTGATATGTATGTAGACTGGATGTTTGGCGCTAACAAAGCTGTCTTCGCAATGGGTGTAGGATGTGGTATTGACTCTAAGAGTTATGCAATGGGTTACATGCAAGGTGGTAAGAAAGAAGCTTTAGGATGTGGAGTTGTATTAGACGATGGTAAGACTCCTATAACAATCAAGATGGATTTGTAATGAAGTATAATAACGACTTCAAGTATGACTTAAAGGTAGGTCAGGTTAAGGAAGAGGAGTTAGGCAATGTGCTTAACTCTTCAACTATAGAGGTAAAGCATGACTTAAAAGCTTTAATAACTGGCAATGTATATGTAGAGTATTACTC